GTTTCCCAGTCACGATCCCACTCGCGATCGTGACAAGAAATAGTGTAGGCGCGTCTGCTAGCGCGTCTACTATCTTGAAGGTTGATTACCTTCTTATTGGGATTTTATCCCATTGTATTCACATTTGTCCTTATCTTGATCGGTGTGAAATGCCCGAATTTTTAATTGTCATTAAAATATACATTCTTAAACTTTATTAGAGTGTGTGAAAATGCCACTCTAATATTCTCTTTAAAAAGGCTATTTCAAAGAACATCTTATGTTCCAGACCATTTATTATGGTTGCCCCTTCTTGTGCACTTTTAACCATCTGCACATTAAGTTTTCCTAGCAGAAAAAAAACTTCGATTGTCATAAATAAACCTAATCACCTTATTTATGTTCAGGCATTCATTGTCTGGTTACACAATCATCTCCCCCCCCCACCAGTGGATTTGACTTCCCCACTTTCTAAACAATAATTTTATCATTTCATCCGTGACTTAGTCCCCACGTTCTTGATTTGATCTAGTTGGTGATCTACTATCACCTCAATAAGTACCCCTACATGGCCGATCATTATGATCAAATTTTAAACCAACCATTTCTATTCGCCACAGAAATTAAGTATTCATCTTTGTTAACTACTTAGAAATTCTATGACGTACTCCTTATGGCGTACCGAGAAAACACACCCTTTAGTTTCACTTCACAAGTGGACGGGGATGATATCCAATCTAGCATTTAGCATTTAGCTATGCTGGTGAAAACCTCTTTTTCGTTTTCCTTTTGGTTATCCCACCCAGGTTAGTTCCTTTATTTCAATCTTAGATCGCGTTCGAATCTAATAGTGAGATATTGCATGAAATGAATCATACTCCTGGCTGGTTTATAATTATAATCATTTGATAAAGCAAATAAGTTTTATGATACGCCTCGTATAATTAGTTAATCATTCTGATTTATTGAACATGTCTTTTTTATTACTTTTTCCCTTAATTATTTTATTACTCACACTTAGTGTGTTTCAACTATCTAGTCGTGAGCGCATTGCGTTCACATGTTTTTGTATCTCCATCACAATTGCCTCTACTATGCTTTCTCTCATCGAGTTTGAGCAAATTATTAGTATGTGTGTGGTTGCGATGATCTTTCTCCTCTTATACCTTATTTACTGTAGTATATATGATCTTGATGTTCCTCTAGGACTCATCTATTATAATTATAGAGATATCACTATTAGTATTTCTAAATGTGTTCTTCTTCTATTTTACTATAGTACGGCGTTAGGTTTAAGTGGTATGTTTCCAAGGTTAGTCTCATTAAGTCTAATCTTACTTATGTACCATTTATTTATAAGTGGAGTATTGTGGTTACTTTCTCTTCGAGCCCTCACTTTGAATGTTCACTTTTTCATTTTCGGAAATGTGATTCTTGTGTGTATTTGGCTCTTAGGTGTGACCACTCTCTTACCCATTCTTCATCAACTTTGTTATGATCATGCTTTGGATAATCGCCTATTTAATGGTACTAACCATTATGGTGTTAATCCAATGATGCATTTTAATCGTGAATTTGGTGTTGAATCATTAGATTTACCCCCTGTGGTTGTGCAAGCTGAATTGCCTACACCACAACCGCAATCGGGTGAAGTGCCCCTGCTTGGCCGCCTTAAAAAAGCTGTTAAACTCCCAACTTTCTTTAATTCATTTGTTGTTGATGCTCTTGGTCTCAATATAAATAATGATGTTACTGAATTGTTTGATAATGAATTAGCAAGTAGTTATCTTACATTTTGTAATCAGCATGAAAATGTTATCTCAAAAGTTGAGAATATGTTAATAGCTATTTCTCAAATTGCAATCGCTCGTAATCGCAAGGCACAGAGTCTAGCAATTGTTGGTTTCATCAAAATGATGAATCCCAATCGTTCTATTTCTCTATCTGTGATATCAGCGTGTTCCAATTATTGGGACGTTTTGCATAAGGATGTTGAGCCACAATCTGCTGAATTTTTTATAGAATCAGCACACAACTTGTTGAAGGATTGGGATGCCGCTAAATCTACCCCAGCCTTTGTTAGACTCCAAAGATTTTGGATGTTTGCCTTTACTGCTGGTATGTTCCAGAGTATTGGCATTACTCCAGCAACGATGGGTTACAGCAAGTTTGAGCAGAAGATTCTTCAGAAAGATTATCCTTCACTCTCATGCAGTATGGCTGAATGCATGGTTAAGACATCTGTTTATATTCTGCGCACTGGCCTGCAAGTTTTTAAATATGGTGATTATTCTGGTCTGATCCATTCCGATCATGAATATGTCAAATTATATGAATCTTATTGTTGGTTGCGGGCTCGTAGAGATTTATTTAACGCGAGTTCCACTTCCGATTTTACTGAGGTCGAATACAGAGATAAATTGCGTGATACCCTCGAAAAGTACACCGCAGTTACAAAGTATATGATCAATTTGAAGGCCCCTGAGAAGAAAATTATGATCCAACATCACAATGATCTCGAGAAAATTTCTCTTGAAATCAACTCACAATCCGCTGCTCTTTCCGATCGTCCCATGCCCTTCTCTATTTTGTTGCATTCTCCTCCTGGTCGAGGTAAATCTCGATTTACGGAGATTGTATATCAATATTTTGGTAAAGTGATTAAGGAACCTACTGGCTCGCGTTTTCGATTTGTCCGTAATGCTGCGGCTAAGTTCTGGGATGGTTTTCGAACTGAGCAATGGTGTGTGATTGTTGATGATATTGCTTTCATGAATCCCAATAAAGCTTCACAAGGAGATCCTACTGCGACTGAGTTTTTACAAATTATTAATACAGTGCCGTATGTCCCTGATCAAGCAGATTTAAAGGATAAGGGTCGTATACCTCTGCGTGCTAAGTTAGTGATTGGTACTACCAATACTCGACATATGCATGCTAAGTCTTACTATTCTGCTCCTGCTGCTGTTCATAGACGTTTTCCTTTCATTGTTGAGATTAGTGTCAAGAAGAAATATGCAACTAAAGACGGTCAGTTGGACGTTGCTAAAGTTGACAAAGGTGCTGTTCCGAATTGTTGGAGAATCATTGTTTCTGAAGTTAAGCTTACCGATGGTGGTAAGAATACTGAAGATAAAGTCAAACTTGACACCACCGAGATATCGAAGTTTCTTTTATGGTATCGTGAGGCTATCTTGTCTCACGAGAAGAAGAAGAAGGAAGTGGCAGCCACTCAATCCTTTGTGGAAAAACAAGAATTATGTGATAAATGTAATCTTTTTTCTTCCCAATGTGTTTGTGAAGTTGAAGCTCAATCTTCTTTTAAGTCATTCTTTTTTAAAGAGCCTACTCGTAAAGAAAAATTTGTTTATTGGCTTGCTAGTCATTATCATAATGCTCGTATTAACGTTCTCATATTTATTTATGAATCTAGTTTCGTTCAACGCTATTTGCATCGTGTTTTTTACTCCAAACTCGTCAATCCTATTATGAGTATCAGGCCTGCGCTTGTATATTCAAATATGGGTAAACGAGTTAAGAGACTAGTATCGCCTCCTCGAAGTCTGGTTCTGATTTGTATGGGTTTGGCTATCGCTGCCACAATCCTACGATTAGCATCACCCTCTCCACAAGGGGGTATGCAATCTGTTCCTGAGCCTCTTGGTGAAGAACATCAGAATATTTGGCACCAAAGTGAAATTCCTGTTGAACAATATGACACTTCAGACAAAGCGAAATGTACTACTATGGAACATTTTCGCATGCGTTTGGAACGTAATATGATTTACGCTATGAATATCACTGGTACCGACACGGGTAAACCCTGCCGTATGATCAATATTGGTCGTACAAACTGGTTAGTTCCTAGTCATTGTGTGCCTGAACTCGATACTTTTGAAATGCGAACTGTAGGTGCTAGAACTGGCACCAATTCAGGTCGTGTTGATATTACTGTTTCACAGATTCAAGTGACCCGCTTACCGGAACGTGATCTCGCCTTGATCAGTATACCTCAATTAGGTAATTATCGTTCGTTGCGTGATCATTTGCCCTCAGAACAATTTGATTTTGTCGGTAGCGGTTTGCATATTTCCCGTGCTCCTGACGGTAGAGTCATTGAACACTCTGCCAAAATTAGAGGGAAAACTCTCACTTCCATAAGTAAGATCGGAAAGCTTGATGTTCGTCCTTATACGATGAATGTCACCACTTCCATTGGTACTTGTGGAGTTCCTCTTGTAGCTTCCACACCTGGTGGTCCTATGTTGTTAGGAATTCATAGTGCGGGTCATCCTTCTGACGTTGAGTACAAATCTTCATCCAATGTTAATTGTTACGCTACAAACGTAACTCTTGATATGGTGAAGAAGTTGGAGTCAATGCAGGTAATCCCACAAACCTCAGAGCAGAATATTGTTGATCCTAGTATCCCATCCGTTAAAGTTAGTGTTGGTATTTTACATCCCAAAGCTGCTATTCATTGGATAGGTGATTGTCTTGTTCGATCTTATGGAAGTTTATCCACTGGTCGTGCTCGTCCTAAATCTAGGGTGCGTCCAAGTTTGTTTTCGAGTTTTCTCACAGATCGTGGTTGGTTCACCTCTTTTGGTGCCCCAATTATGCGTAGTTGGAAACCTTGGAACATAGCTTTGAGTGATCTCGGGAATCCCGTCACTAAGATGGATATGGGGATTATGCATCAAGCTTATGAAGGTTTCAAGAATGATATTTTGAAAGACTTGCCTCCTTCTGAGTTAAAGTTGTTACATCCCTTGACAGATTCCGTCACGATTAATGGAGCCCCCTCCGTTGCCTTTATTGATGGAGTCAAGCGTAATACAAGCGCCGGTTTTCCTTGGAAGAAGAGCAAGAGATTTGTATCCCATTCTGTACCCAGTCCTCCAGGATTGGATCATATTGATTATGATAAGGAAGTTTGGGAAAAGATTGATCTTTTTCGTTCTACGTACCTTTCCGGGAAGCGGTGTGGTGTTATTTTCAATGCTCATTTGAAGGATGAGGCTGTGTCTGCAAAGAAACGCCTTTCCGGAAAAACTCGAGTGTTCACTGGAGCACCATTACCTTATACTCATCTTATGCGACAATATTTTTTGAGCTCTGTACGTGTTATTCAACGTAATAGATTCATTTTCGAATCTATGGTTGGTGTCGTTGCGCAATCTCCTGAGTGGAAACAAGTGCACGATTATGTGACCGTATTTGGCAATGATCGTATCGTTGCTGGTGACTATAAAGCTTTTGACAAAAGAATGCCCGGATTTGTTATCATGTATGCCTTTCGTATCATTATGGATTTGTGCGAAAAATCTGGTAATTATGATGAGGAAGACATGATGGTGATGCGTGGTTTGGCAACAGATACCGCATTTCCTATGGTTGACTTTAACGGTGATTTGTTGGAATTCATTGGGAGTAATCCCTCTGGACATCCACTTACCGTTATCATTAATTCTCTTGTCAATAGCTTATATATTAGGTACTGTTATATTAAACTACACCCTGAGTGTCGTGTGGATGACTTTCGCCAGAATGTAGCTTTAGCTACTTATGGTGATGATAATATAATGGGATCTAGGTTAGATTGGTTTTCCCACACAGCTATAGCTGAAGTACTCGCAGATGTTGAGATTACATACACTATGGCTGATAAGGAAGCTAAATCAGTCCCTTTCATATCTATTGATAATTCCTCTTTCTTGAAGCGAACTTGGAGATACGCTGGTGGCGTATATTTTTGCCCATTAGAGAGAGATTCTTTAGTTAAGATGATGATGTTGACTATCCCCTCGAAAATGGTTTCTAGTGATGTGCAGCATGCTGCATTATTAGATACTTATTTACGGGAGAGTTTTCATCATGGACTAACCGAATTTACGATTGCTAGAACTCTTGTCGAGGAGATTCTAGAGACTTACCAGTTGGATTTTTGTTATCCTGGCGGTTCACCACCTACATATCAAAAACTCCTTCTGGATTTTGAAGATGCTGGTAGAAAGATTAAACCTCTCTACCCCTCTTCTTTGTCAATCTTTATGATTGACACACCGCTAGCGTAAGCTAGCACAAGGGGCCATTGGAGTTGGTCCTGAGCCAAAACTCCGCCCGTTACGTAGATACACGACACATATCGATGGTCTGGTGAACTCCATTAATGTGACGAAGGACGTACGGGTAAATTTTCCTGAGCAACCCTCAAAGTGCCACTTGTGCACAGTGTTTGGAAAGCACAAACAAATTCACCGACTTGGCGATGCATTGGGTGATGCCGCCATTTTATAAGCACCTGCAACTAATTCCCCTACAAATACCGACTCAGCACCAGATGCAGAGACAAGCGTGGTTCATGCGCCCGGTTCTACCGGACTTGAACATAGCGTCCAAACTAATTTTTTGGATGCTGATCCTGGGCATACTGTGACTGTACCATCCGGAATGGATCCAACTTACTTACAAGGTCATGCTCCTGATTTGGAAATTCAGGATTTTTTATCTCGTAAAGTTAAGATTAAATCTTTTCCTTATGATACCAGTGGCACTATCCTGGCTCAAAATTTTGATCCGTGGGGTTTGTTTTTTAGCAATGCCGCGATCAAACGTAAGATTGAGAATTATGCATACCTTAATTGCACACTAGAATTAGAGTTTCGTATTAACGCTGCTCCTTCATATTTTGGTTGCTTCATGGTATCATATGAACCCTTACACAACCGCTCACCTCCGACTTTGTTACCATCAGCTAATGCACCTGTATCGGTGATCTTCTCACAGAGACCTCACTTATACTTAGCTTTGGAAACAAATGCCGGAGGAACAATGAACCTACCTTTCCTTTACGATCGTAATTGGCTTGAATTATCTAGCCAAAAAGATCTTGATGACATGGGTAGGGTAACATTGTTTCCCCTCACTAGTATGGAGACAACTAATGGTGAAGTTGGAAAGTTTGATATTACAGTTTATGCAAAAGCTGTTGATGTTAAGTTATCCAACACCACCCAGGTCCCCGTTCTGCAGTCTGAATCCACCAAGGTTCCTTCCAAAATGCGCACTAGGCGTAATAAGAAGAAAAAGCCTCAACAGGGTTCAGATGAATTCGAGAGTGCTGGCCCTATTTCTGGACCAGCTTCTGCAGTTGCAGATGTTGCCGCACAGTTGGCCTCAGTTCCTTTTCTAGCTCCTTATGCTAGGGCTACGGAAATGATGGCTAATGGTGTTGGCTCGTTTGCAAAACTCTTCGGATTCGCTCGTACTCCCGTTTTACAAGATCCCTCCTTTATCCGTAATACAGCTTTTGGTGCAATGGCTGATACTATGACAGGTGAAACGGTAGACAGACTTGTTTTGGATAGTAAACAAGGTGTCGTTATTGACTCGCGTACAGCAGGTCTCGATGGCACGGACGAACTATCCATAAAGAGTATGGCAACAAGAGAATCGTATCTTACCCAGTTTACTTGGGCCGAGAGTGATACTCCAGAAACCAAACTCTTTGAATCAGACGTTTCCCCTAATTTTCTTAGATTACAGCCTGGTCCCAGTGGTGCCATTTATATGACCCCTATGTGTTTTTCATCAGTACCTTTTAGGTATTGGCGAGGATCGATGAATTTCCGTTTTAAAGCGGTCTGCAGTCAATATCATAGAGGAAGATATCAGGTGCAATGGGATCCAGCAGCCGTTCGCGGTTCAACAGATCCAGGAAAGATTGAGGAAGTAACGACAACTACCATTGATTTATCGACGGACAAAGATGTGACTGTAGTGATACCTTTTGCTCAGCGTACATCTTATTTACCCCTTTCTAAAGATTATTCTGTAGAAAATTTTGGTTCTGGCTCTCCAATATATTTTGGCTCATCTAATGGAGCTCTGACTGTATCTGTTCTTAATGAACTTAATACATTTGGATCCTCCAATCCTATCACTATTTTAGTGATGGTTAGTATGGGTGAAGATGTGGAGTTTGCCAGTCCGACTGATCTACCAGAGAATCTTCAACTCTTAGCTCGCGTCGAGCAAGTCCAAGGAGAAGAGCATGTCGAAGCTCAGTCTGATGATGTGAATACGGCGGATGTTCACATGGTTGGGGACAATTCCCCAGTTGGTGGCACTATAGTGGTGAAGCAGATCGATGCTGCTCCTCCACAAGATCACACTAGTGCCATCTTTTTTGGTGAAAGAATTTATTCTTTCCGTTCCATGTTAAAACGTTATAACATGAACTATAGTATTACCTTCCCTGAAGGTCGTATCAATAACCAGCTATATCTTCGTCTTGAGAGTACCATGCCTCGTTGGCCCTTAACTAGGGGTCACGATCCCAATGGTATTAGCCCAATTGCTGTGGGTAAGGCGAACTTTGCTAATCTAACTCTTTTTCGTTTTATCACGTCTGCCTTCGTAGGTATGCGTGGTGGCATGAGGTGGAAAGCAAATTTTTGTGGCGCTGATAGAGCATCGGATTTCCAAATTCATCGCTCAAATGAAGTCCGCACTACTGCTGATGTGAACAAAACTTCCATTTTTAACAGCCAACAATCGTTGGGCGTTTATATGGACAATTACGTTCGCGGCGGCAGATCAAGTGCTGGGTATTCGATGACAAATCAATTTACCCAATCAGGATTAATTATCGAGGCACCTTATTACAGCAACCTTAGATTTCATTCTACCAACCCATATGGGTCTTTTCTAGGAAATACCGTTGATGGAACCAACACTGACAGTCTTTACACGATTGCTAGAGTTTTTTCCACTTCAGCACAACCTTTTAATTCCACATATACAATGCATTGCGCGACGGCGGAAGACTTTAATGTCTTCTTTTTTATCAATGTGCCCACGTTATACTTGTATTCCAATACAGTATAATCACTCCGGTTCGGGGAGTACGTGGTTGTGATCAACGAACGAGTACATACGTACATAAAGTGATATCCTTTTCTCTTGTGAGATAGGTTTGCACGGTTCATCTTCGGATGTTCCTGAAATTTTATTATACTGGCTCGTTTATGAGCCGAACACTTTATATTATATGTGTACTCCGGAAGACCGGCGTATAAAGATCGTGACTGGGAAAC